CGTTGGTGTCTTGGTGGATGCACCGTCTGATGGGGGTAGACCTTACTGGGTGACGTACACGCCACGGCAGATCCTTGGCTGGCGCACTGAACAGCAAGAAGGCAAACAAGTCCTGACACAGCTCAGGCTGTCAGAGATTGTGACAATACCTGACGGCATCTACGGCGAAAAAGAAGTGCAGCAGGTGCGGGTGCTAACGCCTGGTGAGTACCAGTTGCATCGGCAGAATGCCACCGGCGATTTCAGCGTGGTAGACGAAGGGCGGACCAGCTTGTCTGAAATCCCCTTCACCGTTGCTTACGCCCAGCGGCATGGGTTCCTGGAATCACGCCCGCCGCTTGAGGACATTGCCGAGCTAAACCTCAAGACCTACCAGATCCAGTCAGACCTAGACAACCAACTGCACATCAGCGCCGTGCCGATGCTGGCGTTTTATGGCTTCCCGTCTGCTGCAGAGGAAGTAAGCGCCGGTCCTGGTGAGGCGATTGCATTTCCTGCTGATGGTCGTGCGGAGTACATCGAACCGCAGGGCAAGAGCTTTGAGGCTCAGTTCCGCCGCTTAGAGCAACTGGCAGGGCAGATCAACGAGCTAGGGCTGTCAGCAGTTTTGGGGCAGAAGCTCAGCGCCGAAACTGCAGAAGCAAAGCGGCTAGACCGTAGCCAGGGTGACAGCACCATGATGGTGATTGCACAGAACGTGCAAGACCTCATTGATAACTGCCTGCAGTTTCATGCGCAATTCATCGGCAACGCCACCGCTGCCGGCAGCTCTTACGTCAACCGTGACTTCCTTGGCGCACGCCTTGAACCGCAGGACATCCAAGCTCTGCTATCGCTTTACACCGCTGGCACCATCAGCCAAGAAACCCTCCTGCGTGAGCTAGCCGAGGGCGATGTCCTTGGCGATAATTTTGATGTAGACGAGGAACTGGAGGCAACTTCTAATGGCGGGCTGGATTTACAATCTGCTGAACAGGCTGATCGATTGGTTGGTGGACTGGGCGATAATGCTGGAAGCGAAGACCCAGAAGATGCAGATACCGCCGAGGAAGCAGGAGCTTGATTACACGATGGGCAAACTGCCGGAAGAGATTTTGGCAGTTGTACGGATGACGTATTACAAAGACGGCAAACCTGCTGAAGTAGATGAAATGGTAATTTTGGAAGATGGGCAAGATGGTTACAACGCCTTTGCTTCTACAGTTACCGGCGCCTTGACGCGTGGCGCAAACGTTAGCATCCGGTCGCAGTACAAGCCCAGCCAGCTTGGCATTGAGCCATGAGCACACCTGAGGCGTTGTTTCGCAATGCGATTGACCTGAACCGCTTTAGTAATAGTGTTGCTCGGCGTGTGATCAATGCATATAACGACATCATTATTGATGCAGTCAATCAGTTGCGAACGATTGATGAGCTGGCTGCACCTGTCAAAGCTGCAAGGCTGCGTGGCATTTTGGCGCAACTGAAGGATAGTCTGGGCACTTGGGCTGGCGATTCAACGGAGCTGACGGCGCTAGAGCTGCAGGGTATAGCCCAGTTGCAATCGGAGTTTGTATCGGAAGAGTTGCGTAAGGCGTTACCCGCAGGCGCACGGAACATTGTCAACACGGTAGAAATCAGCCCACAGTTTGCGCAGAGTGTGGTGACCACTGATCCCACGCAGCTCAATGTGGTGGCACTTAGCGATGACTTATTTGCCGCAGTACAGGGCGCACCGCAGACATTTAGCCTCACGGCTGCTCAAGGTGCCACCATCACGCTGCCTAACGGCGAGGTCGTTAGCAAGGCGTTTCGTGGCATTGCGGTGGACCAAGCTGAGCGGTTCAGCCAAGTTGTCCGACAAGGCTTGCTGACAGGTGAACCGACGCCAGCCATTGCTAAACGTTTGATCGGCAGTTTGCAGTTTGGTGAACGTGCCAAGACCGTCAGGGAAATTGCGGCAGCAGGCGGTCAGGCAACAGCTATAGCTGACAATCAAATCGTCGCGCTAGTCCGCACCAGCATCAATCAGGTAGCAAATACCGCTAGCCAGCAGGTGTATGAGGCAAACCAAGACATCACGAAAAAGTACCGCTATGTTGCCACGCTTGACACTAGAACGAGTGCCATCTGCCGAGCGTTAGACGGCAAGGTATTTGAGTATGGCAAAGGACCAACGCCGCCGCAGCATTTCAACTGCCGTAGCACCACCGTGCCGGTCATTGACTATAAGGAGCTTGGCTTTGACCCACCACCGCCAGGACGCCGTGCTGCACAAGGTGGTCAGGTTCCAGCTAACACCAGCTACGGCAAATGGCTGTACGACAAGATGCCAGGCGAATCCAAAGCAGATATGCTTGCCCGTCAGCAGCAAGCGCTGGGCAGCAAGGCTCCCTACTTCCGCAAGCTGGCGAATAAATATGGTGCTGATGCCGCCATCGCAAAGCTGGTTAGCAAGGATGGCACAGAGCTAACCTTGGACCAGCTCCGGGCTCGTTATGGACCAACCCGTTCTTAAATACACCTACGCCGATGGGCGCAAGGCATCGGAGTTTGAACTGCGCAATGGTGCTGAGGTCCGGTACGTCCAGCAACCTGATGGCACAGGCGGTTGGTACGATAGAACCGGCGTGATGGTTGCTAGCAATGCCCCTGAAGCGAGGCAAGAGTCAGGCAGTAATCTCCCAAAACATCAGCCGGGAGATCAAGGCAGGCAAGCCGCAAAAGCAAGCGGTGGCAATCGCTCTAGCAAAAGCAGGAAAAAGCCGGAAGCGCAAGCCGAAAGCCAAGTAGCATGAAAGGGTCATTGCTTTAAGTCAATGCCTGGGCATTACGGCGACATGAAAGCTAAGGGTGGCGGCAAAGCCAAACCCATGATGGCTAAGGGCACAAAGAAAAAGGGAGGCAAGAAAAAGTGAAGCGCGGTGACAGGGTGAGTTGGATGTACCAAGGCACCCGCACCTTTGGCGTAATTACCAGCATTGGCGGCGAACGCGCCACTATTGCTACACGCACTGGTGGCAGTGTCACTCGTGTTGGCAGTCAGGACGATCCAATCGTTCGGATCAAATCTGAATCAACTGGCAACGCAGTCATCAAAAAACGTTCGGAGCTGAAGGCAGCACCCCGTCGATGATCACCTATCGCGGCGAGCAGTTTGACGGCTACAACAAGCCGAAGCGCACGCCAAGCCACCCAACCAAGTCCCATGCCGTACTTGCAAAAGACGGCGAGACGGTCAAGTTGATACGGTTTGGTCAGCAGGGCGTTAGTGGCAGCCCGCCGCGACAAGGTGAATCAAAAGCAGCAACAGCAAGGCGTGCCAGCTTTAAGGCACGTCATGCTGCCAACATTGCTAAAGGCAAGATGTCTCCTGCGTATTGGGCTGACAAGACAAAGTGGTAGCCTCCTCGCAGTGGATCCAATCTTTAAGTTCTGCAACGTAACGGCGTAAGTCCTGGGCTTTGGCAGCGTGCCACCCGCAACCCGTCCGTCGCAACAGATCCTCATGCCGATCAATAGCATCAAGCATCTGTTTGATCAACGGGTTCCAGGGTTCCCGTATTGGCGTATTGAATTCTCGTTTTGACACTTTTGTGTCAGAAGCTGTACGATCGCAGCGTAACTAAGCCTGTGGCTAGTCCATGTCTGATGAAGCACAAGCTCCTGTGGAGCAAAATGCCGAAGTAGCCAACATGCAAGCTGAACTTGATGCCATGCGGCGCAAGAACTCAGAGTTGTTGGACGAGTACAAAAAAGCCATCGCCCAAGCAAAGGCTGTGCCGGATGGAGTCAATGTTGACGAGCTGCTGGAATTCAAACGCAACTACGAGCAACAGCAACTTGAATCACAAGGCAAGTATTCAGAAGCAAGACAAGCTCTGGAGCAGCAGTTCCGTGAGGCGACGGCAGAAAAGGACCAGCGCATCAGCCAGCTTGAAGCCCGCGTGCGAGAACTGGAGCTGGTGACGCCTGCTGTCACGGCACTAGCTGAAATTGTCCATGACCCAGACATGGTGCTTAAGACCAAGCTGAAGCCTGAAGCTATCGAACGCGAGGCTGACGGCAGTGTGGTTGTGGTTGATGGGTACAAGCGTGTGCCTGTTGCCGAGTGGGCAAAGACGTTGCCAACATGGATGCAGAAGCAACCCAAGCCGCAGGGCAGTGGTGCGCCATCGGGCGGCAATGTTGGCGGTGCCGTCCCTGCTGGGATGGTCAACCCGTTTAGCCGCGACAGCTTTAATCTGACCGAACAGGCACGACTGTATCGAACAGATCGTGATCTGTATGATCGGATGAAGGCTCAAGCTAACCGCTAAGCTGTTACAAACCGGCTGTGCTGGTGATGTAGGGCTGTGCCCATCCTTCCAACTCAACCCTGGTGATTCTTCATGGCGACTCTTCGCTCTGACATCATCATCCCCGAGATTTTTACGCCTTACGTCATTGAGCAGACCACTCAGCGCGATGCCTTCCTGGCATCCGGTGTGGTGCAGCCGATGGCTGAGCTGAACGCAACCGAGGGTGGTGACTTCATTAACGTGCCTTTCTTTAAGGCAAACCTGACTGGTGACTTTGAAGTGCTGTCTGACAGCACCTCGCTGACCCCTGGCAAAATCACTGCTGACAAGCAAGTTGGCGTGATCCTGCACCGTGGGCGTGCCTTCGAAAGCCGTGACCTCGCTGCACTTGCCGCAGGTTCCGACCCCATGGCTGCTATCGGCGCCAAGATTGCTGACTACATTGCTAACCAGCGCCAGAAGGACCTCCTGTCCTGCTTGGCTGGTGTGTTTGGCAGCCTGGGCAGCAACGACAGCGCATCCTTCGTCGATCTGACGATTGATGGTCTGAGCGCTGACACCCCAACCGTGCTGACCCCTCGGCACGTTGCTGAAGCCCGCAGCCTGCTGGGCGATCAAGGTGACAAGCTGACCGCCATTTGTATGCACAGCAAGGTCTATTACGACCTCGTTGAGCGCAAGGCGATCGACTACGTGTCCACTCTTGAAGCTCGTGGCACTACCACCACTCAATCCGGTGGCTCCCTTGTTGGCGCTTACGGCGGTGACGCCAGCGTGCCAACGTACATGGGCTTGCGTGTCATCGTCTCTGACGATGTGCAGACCGCAGGCAGTGGCGGTTCCACTGAATATGCCACTTACTTCTTCACCAACGGCGCTGTCGCCAGCGG